TTCTGCAATAAAAGATATTTTAGAAACAAATCGCTTGACAATTAACGATGATGCTACTATATTAGAGATATCAACGTTTGAGGCAAAAGGACAATCATTCGAGGCCTCAGATGGAAATCATGATGATTTGATGATGAATCTTGTTTTATTTGGATATTTTGTGTCTACTCAATACTTTTCTGATATGACAGATATTAATCTAAAACAAATGATGTTTCAACAAAAAATGCAAGAAATAGAGAACGATGTTGTGCCATTCGGGTTTATCGATGATGGATCTGCAGCGATACAACAAATAGAGAACCAAGATGATCCATGGAGAATAAGATTCGATGAAACTGAACGCTTTGTGTGGGATACTGATGACTTACCACTGTAAAGTAATTATATTATAAATAATGGTATGTTGACTAATCGTATTATGGAACATATAATTTTTAACAGAGGAAGATAACATGGCACTTTCAACACCGTCTGCTTCGCCAGCCGTTGTCGTCAAAGAAATAGATCTGACTGGTGGCGTTCCGAACGTACAGTCAACTACTGGCGCAACCGTTGGGAACTTTCGCTGGGGGCCTGCAGAACAAAGAGTATTGATAGACAACGAGACTTCTCTTGTCAACACCTTTGCATCTCCAGACTCAGCAAATACCATAGACTTCCACAGCGCATCCTACTTTTTACGTTACTCAGGTTCTTTACAAGTTGTACGCGAGGTTACCTCGGCTGCAAAGAATGCTCGTTCTACTACAGGACAACTAGCAACAGATAATGATGGTTCCTTACCTATGGAACTAGTAAAGAACGATAATGATTTCGCGTCACAGCAGAGCGCTTTGGATTCAGATTCACACACTTTGATTGCACGTTACCCAGGCGAACTAGGTAACTCAATTCAAGTATCAATTTGCCCACCTAATAGTACTGCATTTAATGCATGGTCGTACAAAGATGACTTCGATGCCGCGCCTGGCACATCATCACATGCATCAAATAAAAATGCATCTAACGATGAAATACACGTTGTAGTTGTAGATAATGGTGGAGAACTAACAGGAACAAAAGGTACAGTACTAGAAAGATATCCTTTCGTTTCAATTGCAAGTGATGCTAAAAATGCTGATGGTACTACTAACTTCGCACAGGATATAGTTAATGCGAGATCCGAATACGTCCACATGGTTGGATTCGACTCAGACTATTCTTCTGCAGGTGCAGGTACTACTGCAGATTCTGGTGACAACTTTGCACCAGGCTTAACTGCAGCAACAAATCACACATTCACAAAAGGTTCAAACTCAGGTATACTAGGAACATCTGAAGTCTTGACAGGTTTTGACCTATTCGAAGATAAGGACATCGTAGAAGTTGACTTCTTAGTCGCTCCATCGATGAACAGTCGTACAGATCAAACAACTGTTGTGAATGATTTAATTTCAACAGCATCAAGTCTACGTAAAGATTGCGTAGTCTGCGCTTCACCTGCAAGGTCAGACGTAATTAATTTGACTAATACTGCAACAATAACAACCAATATCACTACAACCGCTGAAACTTTCACAAGTTCATCATATCTGGTAGCAGATGGAAACTTCTTGAAAGTGTACGATAAGTACAATGATCAGTTTATTCAGATCCCTGCCGCATCATCTACTGCAGGTATCATGGCCGCAACCGATTTAAATCGTGCACCATGGTTCTCTCCTGCAGGTTCAAGACGTGGTGGATATCTAGGTATTACTGCAATCAGTTGGTCACCTACAAAGTCTCAAAGGGATACACTATACAAAGCAGCGGTTAACCCCATTGCAAACATCCCAGGCCAAGGTGTACTGTTGTTCGGTGACAAAACAAAACTTGGTCGCCCATCTGCATTTGACAGGATCAACGTCCGAAGACTATTCTTAGTCCTAGAACGTGCGATTGGAAAAGCAGCAGAACAAGTTATGTTCGAGTTTAACGATGAGTTTACTCGCGCAGAGTTTGTCAACATAGTAGAACCAGTACTCCGAGAGGTGAAAGGTCGTAGAGGTATTACAGACTTTAAAGTTGTCTGTGATGAAACCAACAACACTGGAGCCGTGATTGATCGTAACGAGTTTATTGCAAATATTTTCATTAAACCTGCACGTTCTATCAACTACGTCACTCTGAATTTTGTTGCTGTTCGTACAGGCGTTGACTTCGAAGAAGTCGTAGGAACGGTGTAAGGAGGTAAACATGGCAATTTTAGGAGTAGACGATTTTAAGGCAAAACTACGAGGTGGGGGCGCACGTCCCAATCTCTTCCAAGTTACCATTAACTATCCTGCATTTGCAGATGGTAACCCAGAGCTTACCTCTTTCTTAGTTGAAGCAGCGGAACTGCCTGGATCAACATTCGGTCAAATATTAGTACCTTTCCGAGGTCGCCAGTTAAAAATGGCAGGGGATCGTACATTTGCTGAATGGACAACAACTATAATCAATGATACAGATTTTGCAATCCGTGACGCACTAGAGCGTTGGATGAATGGTATCAACGGACACAATGCCAATACAGGTCTTGCGGTTCCAGTTGCATACGAAGCAGATCTTAAAGTTGAACAGTTGGATCGTGAAGGGGATGTCATTAAGACATATAATTTCCGTGGGTCATATCCACAGGATCTTGCACCCATCCCACTATCATTCGGTGACAATGACAACATCGAAAGATTCACATGTACTTGGGTATACCAGTACTGGGAAAGCAATACAACAAGTTAACTAAATAACAGATAGGGCGGTAATACTGCCGCCCTATTATTCTATCTGAGGACTACAATGGCAGAAAATAATGGTTTAAAGTTATTTGGTTTCGAAATCAAACGTGCCAAAAACAAAGATGAAGAGAAACTTCCATCCATTGTTCCACCAAGGGACGATGAGGGTGGTAGTTATGCAACTGCCTCTGGTACACATTATGGTCAGTATTTAAACCTTGACGGTGACGATTCAAAAGACAACTATCAATTAATAATGAAATATCGCGGAAATGCGATGCACCCAGAAGTGGATGCCGCAATCGAGGATATTGTTAACGAAGCAATTACTGGCAGTGAACTAGAACAAACGCTTGATATTAATATGGATGATGTAGATGCACCAGACAAAATTAAAAAATTAATTAAAGAAGAATTTGATTACATTTATGGTATGTTGAACTTCAAAGAATTGGGTCATGACATATTCAGACGTTGGTACGTAGACGGACGTTTATATCACCATCTAATATTGAATGAGTCATCACCTAAAGAAGGTATACAAGAAGTAAGACCTATTGACTCTTCTAAAATGCGTAAAGTTAAGAAGGTCAAATTCAAAAAAGATCCTGTAACAGGTGCAAAGATTGTAGAAAAAACTGAAGAGTTCTTTATCTATCAAGAGAAGCCTGGGTCATCAACCAGTGGTATTAAGATGACAAATGACTCCGTGTCATATGTCACATCTGGGTTATTGACAGAGGATCGTAAAAAAATAGTTTCGCATATGCACAAGGCATTGAAACCAATCAACCAGTTAAGGATGATGGAAGATGCGTTGGTCATATACAGACTTGCACGTGCACCAGAACGTAGAATATTCTACATAGATGTTGGTAACTTACCAAGAGGTAAATCAGAACAGTACATGAAAGATATCATGGCACGTTACCGAAACAAACTTGTGTACGATGCTAAGACTGGTGAGATAAGAGATGATCGTAAACACCAATCACTACTTGAAGACTTTTGGTTACCAAGACGTGAGGGTGGTCGCGGTACTGAGATTACTACATTACCAGGCGGTGAGAACTTAGGACAAATAGAGGACATTGTATATTTTCAAAAGAGAATGTATCGTTCACTAAACGTTCCGATGTCTCGTTTGGATACAGAATCTGTTCAAGGTATTCTTGGCAGATCTACAGAAATTAACAGAGACGAACTCAAGTTTCAAAAGTTTATTGATAGACTGCGAATGAGGTTCTCTCACTTATTCTATGGAATCCTAAAAAAACAACTTGTCATGAAAGGCATTTGTACTGAAGAAGATTGGGATTCATGGAAGAGCGATATCACAGTTGATTATGTAAAAGACAATCACTTTACAGAACTACGTGATGCAGAAGTATTTCAAAACAGATTGGAAAGTCTTGATAGGGTTGCTAATTATGTTGGAGAATATTTCTCTAAAGAATGGATACAGAAGAACGTTCTGCATCTATCAGATGAAGACATTGAAAGTATGAACAAACAGATTGATGGGGAAGATGATGGTGAGGAAGAAGAATCACCAGATAATAGTCCCACAGCTGGACAAAAATTTGAATTGAAACCTGTACAAGGAGATGAAAAAGAAAATGAGTGAAGATACACAAACAATGATTCAACACGCATTGGATCAAGACTGGAACAAAGCAAATAAAACTTTTGGTGACATGATGTCAGTAAAACTTCAAGATGTTTTGGATCAAGAAAAAGTTAAACTAGCAGATCAAATCTATAACGGTGCGGAAAACATTGAAGATGAAGATATAGATGATGACCAACTCGAACTTGAATTGGATGACGAAAATGGCGAGGAAGAGCAAGAGGGAGAGTTACCCTTGGAAGATGCCGAAGAGGGAATACAAGAGCCCAGTGATAATGTGGAAGTCGGAATGGATGACGAAGACGGAGAAGGGTCAGAAGATCCGATACCTGAAGAGTCTTGATGTCAAAGAACAAGAAAGTATAAATAATATAAATTAAATGAAAACTTTTGATCAGATAAGAGAGTCACTAGGACGTAAACCGAAAGGTCAACTTGTTGTTAACAAGAAGATAGGTCGCGTCCAAATGATGGTGTATAAAGAACCCAAGGGGTTTGCCGCCTACGTAGATGGTGACAGATTAGATGTATACAAAAGTAAGGGTGAGGCAGAGAAGGCCGCATCTGAAATGATAAAGGTATTAAAGAAATGAAACTGATTGCAGAATATACCGAGCAGAATCTAGAAGTTCTCACCGAACAGGATGAGAAGGGAAAGAAGAAGTACATGATCGAAGGTATCTTCATGCAAGCGGAACAAAAGAATAGAAATGGTCGGATCTATCCTAAAGATGTCATGGTCAAAGCAGTCGATAAGTATGACGATGAACAGGTATCAAAGGGTAGAGCAGTGGGTGAATTGAATCACCCAGAAGGCCCGACTGTAAATCTAGATAAGGTTTCCCACAAG